GTTATCGCCGTGCATTTAAGTACAGTGATGATCCTACGGAAGAGCAGGTAACTGAACAGATCAGGCAATGTATCATGCATGAGATATACGAGTGGTTCGATATGGAGAATGTCAGTGAGTGAGTATACACCCGATAAATGGGTGGTCATAGAGATTGACTACGATGGTGATAAGTTCCAGAAGATCCTATCTTCCTGGTACGGTGGGTGGGCGGGATCTGATAGTTGGCGTTTATCTTCCGGTATCACCGGAGTAGAAGAGTTAGAAGATTCTTATATTATTAAGAATGAATCAGGATCTGTATACACCTGTTATAAAGGCAGGTACGGGATGTCTTCTTATACTGCCGGCATCCTTGAAGACTTTAAGAAACAGGCGCCTGTGACCATAGTGGAAAAGTATGAATTCAAAGATTAAACAATTTGCCGAGCTATCTAAGTCCTATAAGACTATTCTGGTCGATGGCCAAATGCAATCGGTGTTGTTGATTGATCCTGAAAGGTTCGCCCAAATGATTGTAGAGGAATGTGATCGCTATGCACGTTCTACCTGGGAGCACGGCCCATTGCTGGGTCGAGATTTATTAATACATTTCGGATTTATAGATGAACAAAATGAAAAAGAAGATTAAGAAATTAGCCAAGAAAGCCGGCTTTGTGATATGGGATGACTCGTCCTGGGGCCCAGGGAAGGGTAACATCGATTGGTCGTGTGACTACGATAAAGAACTTAAAAAGTTTGCCAAACTGATAAGGAAAGAATATGCAAAAAAAGACCGTTGATGGAAAGGTAGCTGTACTCTATTCTCCCGGCTTTGGTGCCGGCTGGTACTCGTGGCACAGTATTGATGAACTCTTGTTTGATCCCAAAGTTGTGGATATGGTACTGGATAAAACCTCTGCCGAAACCATAGAACTTTACTGTAATGAGGTTTACGGTACTAAGTCATATTATGGTGGTGCCGAGGACCTAGAGGTTATGTGGGTTCCTACCGGTACCGAATTTATTATCGAAGACTACGATGGTAACGAAACTGTTACGGTTAAAGATAAAGTAAATTGGGTAACTGCTTAATGTTTTGGTTTAAAAAGAAAAAAATAATACTTAAATGCTATACTACCGATCCCTTTGCCTATAGTTTTGCAAAAATTGATTGGGGAGAAAATTTTATTCCTGAATGGTATAGTAATCTACCAGTATATAATACCTGGCCTAACGGTTCGGTAGAACCTACATTACGGGTGTGCCATGGATTTAAGCAACTATATAAAAATAGTTTAGTCATACCCAGCTGGGCACACATCAGTATGACTCCAAATTCAATACAAGATGGACCAGGTTTTGACTGGAAGAGTAATACAACCTTTACTCATATCTCTTCACACCACAGCAATCAAATTGCAGGGTTTTGTGATGATACACTTTACAGTACTTTTAAAATTGAAACACCCTGGTGGATACAATGTAACCGCCCGGTACAATTTATAGTAAGCGACCCTGTTTGGAGTAGATCTGGTATTACAGATTATTGTATATTACCGGGTATTGTAGATTTTAAATATCAAACATCTACAAATATATTAGGGTTGTTAGAGCATAGACAAGAGCGCAGGGAGATTAGTTTTTCACCAGGTGACCCTCTTGTATTTCTTACCCCTATGACTGAAGAAGATATTGTACTGGAGTACCACTTGGTCACCTTTACTGAACTTCAAAAGCATCTTCCTGATCTGAGAGTCGGGGTAAATGGTGCGATAAACAAATACGTTACACGTAAGAAATTTATTAATAAACTTGACCAACGGGAGTCTAAATGTCCCTTTGGTTTTAAAAAAGATTAATTTAACATGACAATAGAACAAATTATTATCGGTACCCTGTCCTGGGCAATTTTAATCGGGGTTAGCTATTGGCACATTACGTGGTCTAAAGTAAAAGAATGTTACGGGATGTGGTTTACCAAAGAATATTGGACCGATTATAATACGGTTGAATTTGTTTCCTGGTTTGCCAAAGCCGTAATTATAGTTCCAGGTTTAATTTTTGGTATCTCCCTCTGGTGGCTCTATTTCTTAACCTTAGGTACCTCTTTAACTCTTATCTGGGCATCTAATCGTAAGTTACTACCCACCCTTGTAGGATTTAATACGTTATGGGTTTGGATATCCTGCATGGTTCTCGTCCAGCATCTAGTAAAGTAACTGCTTGATTTTCTTGCTCGATCGCCTATAATAGAGTATAGGGGAATTTTTATATCATGATTAAAGTTACAGATAAGATGGTTACCAAAGATGTGTATATGTCTCTCTCGGCTATCTATACCCACACCAAGACGGCAAAGGTTATTGCTCTAATAATTAAGAGATCGTTACCGGAATTTCGTAAGCAATTAAATCTTCCTCGTGATGTAAAGTTTCGTATAGCCCCCATTAAGGCTAAAAACACTAACGGGTATTACGAGGTGGAGAATAAACTAGCTACTATCGATTGTCGTCTTGGTTGGGCTAAAGCCCTAGAAGTAATTGCCCATGAATTAGTTCATGCCGAACAATACCATACGGGTAAACTAAAGAAAAAGTATGTTCAGAGAAAAGGCTGGATGCATCATTGGAACGGCACTCCAGGTAAGAAGGGTACTACATATAAGGCTTACCGGGATCAACCCTGGGAGCAAGAGGCCTGGAATCGTCAGATGTATCTGGCCGAGACCGTTTGCCGTATTCTAGAGGAAAAATTTAAATGACAGAACGTTCGTGTGATGGTTGCGCTAAGTGTTGTGAGGGGTGGCTTCATGGTGAAGCATACGGTCATGCTTTTTATAAAGGTAGACCTTGCTTTTTCTTAAATAAAACATGTTCTATTTACGATACCCGACCAGAGAATCCTTGTAGAACATTTAAATGTTCGTGGCTTGCAGAAGATACATTTCCTCATTGGATGAAACCTGATTTAGTTAACATAATTATTACTAAGAGACAAGTAGATAATTTTTACTATTATGAAATAGTAGAAGCAGGTTCTACAATAGAATCAAAATCATTAAACTGGTTAGTACAGTGGGCACTTAATACAGATAATAATATACTATATTATATTGAAGGTGGGGTTAATAGAATCGGAAGTCAAGAATTTTTGAAAGCAAACTTATGAACCGTAATGAAGAGATCATGACTATACTCCAGGAAGAGTGTGCCGAAGTAATTCAGGCAGTTTCTAAGGTGAAACGTTTCGGTTTGGAAGGAAATGTTGAAGACCTGAAGAAAGAACTGTGTGATTTACAGTGTATGATCAATCTAATGTCAGAATTTGATGTCGTTCAATACGGTCTTTACCAACGTTACCAGCAAATTCAGGCGAAACGTGAAAAATTAAAAGAGTTTTCCAAGATTTTTGAAAGTAACAGTTGATTTTATCGTGAAACCGCGTTATAATAGATACATCTAAACACAAAAGGTACTATATCATGGCACATGAACTTGAAATTGCAAAAAACGGTGAAGCTAACATGGCATTCGTCGGTGAAACCCCCTGGCATGGACTTGGAAAACGTGTTCCTAACGACGTTTCACCTCAGCAGATGCTGAAAGCCGCTAACCTGGACTGGTCTGTCAGTAAAAAGCAGTTATTCTTCAATTCTGAAGGTGGTCCTGTACCTACTACGGCCCAAGCCCTGGTACGCTCTACCGATAACAAGGTACTGACTGTTGTTTCCGATAATTGGAACCCAGTTCAGAACCTGGAAGCGTTCGAATTCTTTAATGACTTCGTTCATGCCGGTGATATGGAGATGCATACCGCCGGATCCCTTAAGGGTGGTAAGATGGTCTGGGCTATGGCGCAGATTAAGGATTCGTTTACGTTGTTTGGAGGAGATAAAGTTGAAGGTTACTTACTATTTTCTAATCCTCACGAGTTTGGTCGCTCTATTGATGTTCGTTTCACGCCTGTACGAGTTGTTTGCAATAACACTTTAACGCTAGCGTTAGGTAGTACTGCAAAGCATGCTGTGAAGATTAATCACCGTGCTGTGTTCAATGGCGATCTTGTAAAAGAGACGTTGGGTATTGCTAAAGATCAGTTGTCGCATTATAAAGAGCAGGCCCAGTTTCTGGGTCAGAAGAAATATAATAAGGAAACCATTGTCGAGTATTTTAATCGTGTATTCCCATCTATGTCTAAGGATGAGTTGAAACGTGCTAATACTGCATTCCCTATCAGCCGTCAGGCTGAGGAAGCAATGGCTGTTGTTCATACCCAGCCTGGTGCTAACTTTGCCGAGGGTAGTTGGTGGCAGGCATTTAATGCCGTTACCTATATGACCGATCATAAGATGGGACGTTCACGTGATAGTCGTTTGACTTCTGCCTGGTACGGTCTGAATCGTGTAAAGAAAGAACGTGCCCTTGACCTGGCCGTTGAGTACGCCGAAGTGGCATAAAAGAAAGGAAAAAATGAGACCAGAAATTAAGATCCTAGCCGTCAGTAATGTATATTGCCGATTAATGAATTTCAATAAAAAAGGAGATCAAGAGCTTGGTCATTATCATGACTATGATCACGGTACTTTATTAGCCAGCGGTAAATTACTTGTAGAGAAATTAGATGATGATAATAATATTATTTCTTCTAAAGAATTTACAGCGCCTACATTTGTTTTTATAGCTAAAGATGCTAAGCATATACTAACAGCGTTAGAAGATAAAACTGTTGCTACTTGTATTCATGCTCTTCGTACAATTGATGAAACTATTATTGAGCCTAATTTCTTTCTTGAAGAAAGAGAGCTTGCTGATAGTAGTAATGAAATATCTCCTTTACTGCCTGTTATTGATCGCGCAATGATGGATAAAGGGTTAATCTATAAACCACTTGCAAGGACAAATAAAAATGATTGTTAAACCTCTTAAAGATAAGGTACTAATTGCTGAAGGCAAGAAAGATACCGTTACCGATAGTGGTATTATTCTAGATGGCCGCGGACTGGGCAATACTACACCTGGAGTCGTCTTAGCTGTAGGTCCTGATGTTAAAGAGGTTAAAGAAGGTGATACCGTCTACCTTGACTGGAGTAAATCCTCTCCTATCAACGTAGACGGTGCACAGAGAGTTATGATTTCAGAGAAAGAAATTATTGCGGTTTTAGAAGGTTAAAAAGGTTCCAAAGTGTTCACGGACGCACGCTAGCTTGTCACGCTAGAAGAAGGAGATCGTTACTCCTTGGGACCGCCAGTGGAGCGTTCGTCTATCGGTTAGGACATTAGGTTTTCATCCTAAGAAGAGGAGTTCGATTCTCCTACGCTCTTCCATTCCAATTGCGGGGTTCG